GAACTTCCAGTGGTGGGAAGAGGGCATGGCCGAGGAGCGGCTTGAGGAAGCGGCGCAGGACATGCGCAACCGGATGACCGCCGTAGCCCAACAGGTTTTCTCGAACGCGGGCATCTCGCAGTTCTTTGATTCGTTTGACGTCACCACCGACGAGGGGTTGCAGAAGGCGTCCACGGCGCTTTCCGCAATCAGTGCGGTGAAGAGCGCGACCGACGCCATCAAGAGCCCGCTGTCCGAGATGGAGCAGCAGGCGCAATCCGCCAAGGCACAGCTCGACGCATGGACGCAGAGCATGACGGACTCGGGCGTGAACGCGCAGTACGCGGCGGGGCTCATCAACGAGTACCGGACGGCCTTCATCAATGACTACATCAAGACGCTGGACGAGTCCCTGCACCCACTTTCGGCCTACGCGCAGGCGGTGAAGGCGGCGAATGAGGCCGTGGACCAGCGCAAGAAGGCGCTTGAAATCATCGGGGCCACGGAAGGGCAGCTTGCGCAGGTGGAGGCCATGCGCGCCGAGGTGGTGAAACAGGCCACTGAGGAAATGCTGCGCTCGTTCGACCAGTCCGTCGCGCAGCGGTGGGCGGCTGTGAACGGCAACAGTGACGAGGTGGGCCGGGCTATCTCACAGGCCAACGAGCTGCGCGAGACGATCCAACAGTTCGGGGAAGGCTCCGCGCAGGTGGCGGAACTGTTGAAGCTCCACGCGGCGGAGACGGCGAAGGCCGCGCAGGACGCTGCGAAGTCAGAATACGATTCGCTCAAGGCGCAGATGGACGCGCTGGAACAGCAGCGGGTCCAGCTTCAGCAACAGGCGATACAGGAGCAGATCAACGCCATCAACGAGCAGCTTTCCGCCGCGAAGACGCTCAAGAGCACATGGGAAGGGCTGGACAAGAGCCTTGGTCAATCCCGGTACAACCTGTTTGCCGGGAGCGCCAACCTTGATGCTGAAAACCGCCTCGGAACGGTGCAGGCCGAGTTCCGGCGGCTGTCCGGGCTTGCGCTTGGCGGCGACTCCGACGCGGCGGGCCAGCTTGCGGGCGTGGGCACATCCCTGCTCGACATCGTGAAGCAGACGGCGGGGACGGAAGAAGAATACCTCGACGCTTTCTGGGCGGTGAACGCACAGTTGAAGGCCGCGCAAGAGGCGGCGGGTGCGCAGGTGTCCGCAGCCGACAAGCAACTTGAAGCGCTGCAAGGCCAGCTTGATGTCCAGAACGCGGCGCTTGCGGAGTTGCAGGGCCAGAGCGCCACGCTTGAGGAGATCGAAAAACAGATTGCGGAATTGAGGCCGCTTCTGGATGCGGCCGGCGACAAGGCCGGAGTGAAGGCGTTCGCCCGGGGCGGGCTTGCCATGCCGGGGTGGGCGGTGGTGGGCGAGGAAGGGCCGGAACTGGTGAACTTCTCGCAGCCGGGGCGCGTCTACACGGCGGCGGATACGGCGGCGCTGTTCCGCAGCGTGACGCCTCGGGCGGCTGACACCGATTCGGGAAGCGATGCGGAGGTCAAGGCGCTGCGGCAGGAAGTCTACCAGCTTCGCCGGGACATGCTCATTTCCATGTCCGAGATCGCCAGATTTTCCCGCCGCACGTCCGACATGGTTGAAGCGTGGGACGCCGAGGGGATGCCGGGGGTGCGGGCATGAAGCTCATAGAGCCGCAGGCCATCCGGTTGCTGTCCAGCACCGTGCCGGAAAACGACGCCCCGGCGTGGAACGCGGGCACAGCCTATGAGATCGGGGATTCCGTCATCCATGAGCATAGGGTCTACAAGGCCGTGACCGCCAGCACGGGCAAGCGGCCTGACCAGAATTGCGAAGGGACGGATGCGGCGTGGCGGCTCATGGGGCCGACGAACCGTTACGCAATGCTCGATCAGTATGTCTCAACGCAGACCGTCGCCCCGATGGACGCCGAGACGCTGACGTTTACGGTGACGTTCAACCGCTGTACGGCGTTCGCACTCCTGAACTTCAAGGCTACCAGCATCCGGGCCGTGGTGAAGGACGGCGACGGCCTCGTCATGTACGACCGCACGGTGAATACGCTGAAAGACGTGGACGGCTACTGGAACTACTACTTCCTGCCCCTTGAGCGCATCGTGGATCAGGCCGTGACCAACATTCCCATGTCGCCCGTGGCCACGCTTGAGGTCACGCTCACGCAGGAGGGAGGCCCGGCGCTCGGGCAGGTCATCGCGGGGCAGGCGTGGCCTATCGGTACGACGCAGTACAATACCCGGCTCGGCATCCGGGACTATTCCAGAAAGGACTCCGACGAGTTCGGCAACACGCGGCTGGTCAAGCGGGCCAACGCCAAGCGCACGAGCCTGCCGCTGTATTTGCACCCGTCCCGGCTGGACAGCGTGCGGGAAATCCTCGCCCGGATGCACGGCCTTCCCGCGCTCTGGCTCGGGGACGACAACGAAGGGATCGGTTCCTACCAGTCGCTGACTGTCTGGGGTTGGCTTGAGGATTGGAACGCAACCGTCATCGGGCCGAATGAAGTGAGCATGAACATTGACGTACAGGGGTTGAAGTAATGGCAGTAAAGCAGCTTCCCAAGATTTCGGATCTCCCGGAACCGCCGGACAGACTTGTGGGCGATCAGGAACGGTTTGACGTGCTGACGTTCAACAGCCTGAAAGCGCAGAAAAAGATGGTCAACGAGGACCTGAACAAGACGCTGATCCCCGCGCTGAACGCCTTTGCCGTGGATGTGAACGCCAGCGTCGACGCGGCAAAGGCCAGCGAAACCTCGGCTCTCGCGTCAAAGAACAGCGCGGCTTCGTCCGCGGGCACGGCGACGACGAAGGCCGGGGAAGCCGCCGCATCCGCTAAGGCTGCGAAGACATCCGAGACGTCGGCCCTTGCTTCGAAGAATGCGGCATCCTCTTCCGCAACCGCTGCGGCCAACGCACAGAAGGCGGCGGAAGCGGCCCGCGACGAGGCGCAGGATCTCGCCAATGTCGGGTATGCGTCGGAAAGCCGCGCAGGGCTGGCGAAGGTCGACGGGAAGACCACGCAGGCCGCTGCGGACGGCGCGATCACCGTGAAGGACGTGGCGATTGGGGGGGATCTCGGGGATCTGGCGAGCGCGCGGTCATTAACGGCAAAGTTTATAAAGGGATTGGGCTCGGTGGACTGTAACACCATCGCGGAAAATATGATCGCGTCGGTCTATCAAGCGGGAACGACTAACGGACCGGGGTTTGCCTCCGTGCTCCTTTCGTTTTTTTCTTCAGCGGTCATGGGAGTACAGGCAGCATTTATTTCAAATAGTTCGACGATAGTTAGGGCGTCGTTACGGAGCAAGTCGGCTAACGGCTATTCTCCGTGGTCTGATTTTCTCATGTCCGGGCGCGTCGGCGACGGTATCGAAGTCAACAACGGTATCCCGTCCGTACCCGAGATGCAGGGTGCGACGGCATCGACCGCCGGGACAAGCGGCCTTGTTCCGCCCGCAGCCGCCGGGCAGCATGAAAGCTTTTTGACCGGAGGCGGGGAGTACAAGCCAGCGCTCTCAACTGGCGGCGGCGTCATGACGGGCAGCATCCAGATCAATGATCCCGCCAACGACATCGCCGTAGCCCCTCCCGCGAATACCGAACGCGGCATGTTTCTTGGCGACAAAAACAGCGTGGTCATGGGCGGGTTCGATGTCATACAGCGCGCATCGGATAACGCTAAATACACGCAATTCTATTCAAAAAATAGCAGTGGACATATCACGTCCATTGCTGCTGTGACTTATGAAGACGGCACGAGAGAACTTGTGGCGGATAGCCCTCTCCAAATCAACGACATACAAATAAAACAGGTTGTTGACGGCGGAAGAAGGGTAATCGTGCTCTCTGGGGCGCGTGGCAATCAAGGGCATTCATTTCGTTTTTCCCCGGACACGGGGGAGGCATATATGGATGGCCGTGTAATACATGCGAAAGCCGATACCGCCGGATACGCAGATACCGCCGGGAGTGCGAATGCGCTTGGCGGCAAAGCTGAATCGGCCCTCTCCGTAGCGTATGCAAGGGACTCTGGGGCGATGAACGGCAAGGCCGAAAGTGCCCTTTCCGTCAACTATGCAAACAGTGCTGGACAAGTATATCTAGCAGGTTCGGCAGTGCAATGGGTCGTCAATCTCTCAGGTCCACAAATCACAGTGCCGCTCGGTGGTACATATAATGTCGTGTGTATCTGCTTCAACGACAGTGGCGGCAAAGGCGCTGTGAAGCACTACCCCAATATTGCCGGGGGCACAGTAATCCCGAACGCACCCACAGACTACATGGTCGCCGGGCTTTGTGCTCGTGTTGCATAAAAAGAGGTTAAAATGATTGATTTTTCGCAAATCATCCACCGCACTTTTGACGACTCATACGTCATCACGAAAAATGGTATGCCCTACCATGTCTATCCCTACTCTGCCGAATTCGCGGAAGAATGGGACGAGGCATTTGCCTATGCCGAGGCGCACCCTGAATGCGTGACCGAAGAAAAGCCTTATGTACCCACGCTTGATGAACTGAAAGCAGCGAAGAAGGCATGGATCGACGCTGAAACGTCCGCCGCCATTGCTTCCGGGTTCGACTATGCCGTGGGCGGAGTCACCTATCATTTCAGCTATGACACCTTTGACCAGCAGAATTTTGCGGATACGGCGAACGTCTGCCTGATGAAGCAATCGGGAATGCCGGGCCTGCCGGACTCCGTAACGTGGAACGCCTACACGCCGGGCGGTGAGCTTGAGCGTTTGACGTTCGACGCGCCGGGCTTCCTCGCGTTCTATGCTGGCGGGGCCATGAAGCACAAGAACGGGACGATGCAGCGCGGCGGGGAACGCAAGACGGCTGTGGAGGCCGCGACCACGCCGGAAGAGGTTGAAGCCGCGTGACCTACGGAAAACGAACGTTGATCGCCGTTGACCAGCTCCTCAATACGCTTCTTGGTGGCTGGCCGGACGAAACCCTGTCCTCGCGCTGTTACCGCTGGGCGCGGGACGGGGTGAGAGCGTGGCCCCGCAAACTCATAGACGGGCTGTTCTTCTGGCAGAGGGAACACTGCAAGAGCAGTTATGAGAGCGAGAGGGAGGGCAGGCAGTCGCCGCCGGAATTGCGGCGCGTGACCCCGGAAACATAAACCGTTAGAGTATGTTCAGGCAGAGGCGGGGGAGATTGGACCCTCCCCCACCGGCCCGGTGTACGACCACCGGACCACGGCCCCACACGATGCTGTAATCATCGTGCAAGGTTTCCGCCTGCGGTTGAGTGCCCATAGCGAGGGGCGCGCAAAGGCTATCAGGCGATGCTCGGGGGCGCAAGATAGGACTTTCAACGAATGAGAGGGATTGAAAAAGAGATTCGGTGCGGCAACTGCGGGCGGTTGCTGGCGAAAGGAACGGCAATCGCCCTTGAAATCAAATGCCCCCGCTGTGGGGAGATCAAATACGTGAGGGACATGATCCCCGGCCTTGAGCCGCATGACGGCCGAGATCGCAACAATGCAGACAAAGAAGGACAGCGGGCCTGACACCCGTATTATCGTCGGCCCCTATCGCATTCCCCTTTCCCGCGAACGGTTCCTTTTGCTTGAGCGGGACCTCATGACCACGGCGGGCTTTACGAAAGCCGAGATCCACGCGGAAATCCTGCGGAGGCTTGGCGTATGTGCGGAGTAGAGC